TCCTTGGTTTCAAGATAAATCTAATCATCACAAGTATGATTGGTATGTATTTAATTCTCATTGGACGTTTGAAAAATTTAGAATGATGTTTGGTTTACCTGCAGAAAAATGTTTGGTAATTAAAAATGGTGTAGATAAAATACAAAAAGCAAAACCTTATAAACAAGGTGACCCTATTAAAATAATTCATCAAAACACGCCTTGGAGAGGACTATCTGTTTTATTAGGTGCAATGCAATTAGTTAAAAATCCATTAATTACTTTAGATGTATATTCATCAACTGAAGTATATGGAAAAGAATTCTTTGATCAAAATGATCATGAATATACAGAACTATATGAACAAGCAAGACAACTACCTAATGTAAATTACATAGGGTATAAACCAAATAGTTTTATAAAAAGTAATATGCATAAATATAATATGTATGCGTAT